CGGACACCGCGCAGGATTTTTCGTTAACCGTCCCTGTGAGTTGAATCATGCCTACTATCGACCTGAGCCAGCTGCCTGCGCCAAACGTGGTGGAAACGCTGGACTATGAAACGCTGCTTGCCGAACGCAAAGCCACCTTGATTTCGCTCTATCCTGCAGACGAGCAGGCATCGGTTGCTCGGGTTCTGGCGCTGGAGTCCGACCCGCTGGTGAAACTCCTGCAGGAGAACGCCTACCGGGAAGTCATTCTGCGTCAGCGCATCAACGAGGCGGCCAAGGCGGTGATGGTGGCCTGGGCCAACGGCAGCGATCTGGATCAACTGGGCGCCAACAACGGCGTGACGCGGCTGGTGCTGACGCCGGCGGATAATACCGTTACGCCCCCTGTTGAGGCGGTAATGGAGCGGGATGAAGACTTCCGCGCCCGCATTGCCGCCGCGTTTGAAGGGCTGAGTGTTGCGGGGCCGTCCGGCGCTTACGAATTTCATGCACGCAGCGCCGATGGCCGCGTAGCCGATGCCTCGGCTATCAGTCCCTCTCCCGCCAGCGTCACGATTACCGTGCTGTCCCGCGAAGGCAACGGTGCGGCGGGCAGCGACCTGCTGGCGATCGTGAATGCCGCGCTAAATGACGAAGATGTCCGTCCGGTTGCTGACCGGGTTACCGTCCAGTCGGCTCAGATTGTGGATTATCGCGTTGACGCCACGCTGTATTTGTATCCCGGTCCCGAGGCGGAGCCCATCCGTGCCGCATCCGAGGCGAAGCTCAAGGCATTTGTAAACACCCAGGCACGTTTAGGCCGCGATATTCGCAAGTCTGCGCTGTATGCCGCGCTACATGTAGAAGGTGTACAGCGCGTCGAACTGGCCCAGCCGGTGGCCGATGTGGTGCTGGATAAAACTCAGGCCGCGTTCTGCACCGGCTACCAGATCACGGTAGGAGGTTCCGATGAGTAAACGCCTGCTGCCAACGGGTTCATCAGCCCTGGAAGTTGCCGCGGCTGAAGCCTGCGCAGCGCTGGAGTCCATTCCTGTTCCTTTGCGCCAGTTATGGAATTCGCAGACCTGTCCGGTAGAGCTACTGCCCTATCTGGCCTGGGCCTGGTCGGTGGATCGTTGGGATTCGGGCTGGAGCGAAAGCACGAAACGCAGCGTGGTTGCTGCATCGGAATATATCCATAAACACAAAGGGACGATTGGCTCTCTGCGTCGTGTGGTGGAGCCGATTGGCTACCTGATCCGTTTCACCGAATGGTGGCAAAACGATGGGGTTCCGGGCACCTTTCGCATCGATGTTGGCGTGCAGGAAGCCGGGATTGATGAGGCAATGTACAACGAGCTGGAGCGGTTAATTGCTGATGCAAAACCGGTTAGCCGACATTTGATTGGATTGTCTATCAATCTTGATTCAACGGGTTCTTTACCTGTGACTGTCGCCAGCTATAGCGGTGACGAATTAACCGTTTATCCCTTTATACCTTAATCAACACCGCAGGCGGTTCAGGTTACACCGTGCAGCGGTCCATCTTAATGATCTGACGGAAGTGAGAGCATGACAACGAAATATTTTGCCCTACTGACCAATCAGGGCGCGGCAAAGCTGGCCAATGCCGCAGCCCAGGGTACTCAATTGAAGATTACCGAAATGGCTTTGGGCGATGGTGGAGGCAGCCTGCCAACACCGGACCCCGCGCAGACCAAACTGATTAGCGAAAAGCGCCGTGCCGCACTGAATACGCTGAAAACTGATACCGCTAACAGCAACCATATTATTGCTGAACAGATTATTCCAGAGGACGAGGGTGGCTTCTGGATCCGCGAGATTGCCCTGTATGACGACGACGGCACGATGGTTGCCGTCGCGAACTGCGCGGAAACTTACAAGCCAAAGCTGCAGGAAGGCAGCGGTCGTACTCAGACCGTGCGCATGATTCTGATCGTAAATAGTCCCAGTTCCGTTACGCTAAAGATCGACCCTTCGGTTGTGCTGGCCACGCGGCAGTATGTGGATGATAAAACGATTGAGGTAAAAGGCTATACCGACGACGTGATGAAAAAACACGTCGAGGCAGCCAATCCTCACCCTCAGTATCTACAAACGGCTAATGCATTAGCGGAGATTAAAAATGCTGGATTGATGGCTGAAGCCCGAAAAAATCTTGAATTAGGCAGTGCGGCCTTGAGTGAGATCCAGACTTCAAAAGATGATGTTACTGCTGGACGTGCACTGGTTAACGGTGGGGCGATTGCGGTACGGACTGTTTACGCTCGTGGAGAAGGCGACAGCGCTTACAAAGACACTAACGATCTATCAGCTAATGCTGTCAGTTTTGTCTATTCCTCAGCTAAAAACTCGCCGGGTTTCGAGGCATCTTTGTTGGACTTCTCAGGACATACAGGGAATTATCGCGTCCAGCTTGCTGCCAGTTACGCAAATGGTAATCACTTTAAAGTCCGTACAATGAACGGCGACAATCAGACCTGGAATGACTGGTATGAGTTATATCATACAAATAATAAACCTACTGCCAGAGATATTGACGCAGTTCCTGTCGCCGGGGGAACTATGACAGGTGAGCTTAGTACGACAAGTCTAAATAGCTATCGTATTCGCACCGATAATAAGGCGTTTTTTCTCCGCTTTGATGGCAACGATTTTTATATTTTGAAAACGGTAAATGGCGATCCTGATGGCTTATGGGATAACTCCCGACCGTTGCGCATCAATGCAAATGATGGGCGGCTGTATTTGGGTGCAAATACACGTATAGAAGGTAATTTCTACGCCCAGGATGCGTGCTTTCAAACGGACGGTAATTTATATGGAAGCGCTTGGGGCGGTTGGCTAAGCGACTGGCTCAATTCACAACTCGCTGCGATACGGAATGCGGCAAGTGATGCTCAGGCTAACAGAGTGACGGATATACGCTTAACAGCAGAGCACCAGGTCGGTGCTAACGGCATCACGGATTATCGCAATGCGAATACCGTATTAACCGGTTTTACCAATGGTGATGCTGATTATTCCGCAGAAGGGCTTTTCTGGAGCTATATCCAGTATTACAGAAGTGGTCAATGGATAACGGTGGGACGCTCATAATGATGAATCTTAAAAACTTTAAACGTGGTGAACCCAGAACCGAGCAGCAGAAAGCGCTGGCACAGGGCGGTGCATGGTTTTTGTTCGATGAAGACGGTAATGAATGGTATGAAAGTCAGAAATTGTTTTCGCCAGACACTATCAAAATTGCGTATCGTGAAAAAGGGATTGTCGCGGCTATTGCGAACAATTTTACCGATGTATCCTCTTTATTTCCTGATGGGCTTAGCGTAACGGAGATTGAAAATACGGAGCAAAACCGTCTTGCCGATAATACCGGTGGTTGGGTGTTTGACGGTAAGGGCATTGTAGAGCGGATTTATACGGAGCAAGAGCTGACGGCTTTTGCAGAAGCTGAAAAAGCTAAGCGACTTGTCGCAGCATCTAAAGTCGTTGCGCCGCTTCAGGATGCCGCAGACTTAGAGATGGCCACTGATGAAGAAAAAGCCCGTTTACTTTCCTGGAAAAAATATCGGGTAATGCTTAACCGTGTGGATACAGCCAAACCCGACTGGCCTCAAGCACCAGAGTAGCATGCTGGAAATTTGAGAGCTGGTTGAGCAGGATGACATTCTTCGCTCTGCATCTACTACGCTGCGGCGATATCCTTCATCAGTCATTAACGGATGAATTTATCGCGCGGCGTATCACTTCATTACAATTAACGGTTTCACTCATCACTTCCCAGACCTTAAGTTTTAGCCCCAGCTGAGCCATTTGCAGTAACGTCAAATCCTGTTCTTTATTTCCCCTGTGCCCCTGTTCATACGCTTGGATATATCATGAAAAGCGAACCTCATAAAAACTTCTGTTAAAAAGAATCGTTGAGTCATTAAGTTTAATATTTACAATGGGTTATTTTTTTTCGTGCGCTGTCTGGCGCTGAGAATCCTTCACTATAATTGCGATTAGTTCAAGTGCTGTTTAGTCATATGCCAGCAAACCGCAATCGAATGCATCCTTTTCACTGACCTGACACTCTGAGCACACCCACAACACGGAGTGCTACAGATGTCTGATTTTCATCACGGTGTCCGCGTCGTCGAAGTCAATGACGGTACACGCACCATTTCAACAGTTTCAACCGCCATTGTTGGCATGATCTGCACCGCAGAAGATGCTGATGCAACGGCATTTCCTCTTAACACACCTGTTCTGCTGACCAACGTGCAGGCAGCTATCGGTAAAGCCGGTACCAAAGGCACCTTAGCGGCCGCGCTGCAGGCGATTGCTGACCAGGCGAAGCCGGTAACCGTCGTGGTTCGCGTTGCAGAAGGCGCGAGCCAGGCTGAAACCACCTCTAACCTGATTGGCTCGACGGATGCGAACGGTAAATACACCGGCATGAAGGCGCTGCTCAGCGCGCAAACGCAGCTGGGTGTTAAACCGCGCATTCTTGGCGTGCCGGGTCTGGATTCGCTGGAAGTGGCGACAGCGCTGGCCAGCATTGCCCAGCAGCTGCGTGGCTTTGCCTACGTGTCCGCCTGGAACAGTAAAACCATCTCTGACGCCATGAAGTACCGCGAAAACTTCAGCCAGCGCGAGCTGATGGTGATCTGGCCAGATTTTATTGCCTGGAACACGGCAACCAATAAATCTGAAATGGCTTATGCCACCGCACGTGCGCTGGGCCTGCGCGCCAAAATTGACAACGACACCGGCTGGCATAAAACCCTGTCTAACGTGGGCGTCAATGGCGTGACGGGTATCTCTGCAGATGTTTTCTGGGATCTGCAACAGACCGGCACCGATGCCGATCTGCTGAA